CACTCTGATTGGGAAAGATAGACCAAGAAAGGGAGTGCATTTTATGACCTTCGTGCCATAAAGTGCACTTTCTATGTTCAAACCCGAACATCTTATAAAACGCAAGGCGACACCTGCACAGATGGATTCCGTGAAGGTGCGCAAGAAGGAGCTTCGCGCCAAGGACAAGGACCCGGAGTTGCTCTCGCGTTGTGAGCATCTGTGGATGAACCTGTCCGACTTCCGTCTCCAGCGCAAGCGCGGCAACCGGTTCTACGACGGCGACCAGTGGGGTGACCTTATCACCATTAACGGCAAGACTATGACTTACCGCGAGTACTTGCTGGCCACCGGGAACTTCGTCATTCAGACGAATCAGATCAAGAACCGCGTGGACACTATCGCCGGTCTCCGTACCAAGGAGAAGACGGACCCCGTGTGCGAGGCCATAGACAAGGACGAGCAGCCTTACGGCGAGCTGGTGACCCAGGGCGTGCTGGCCAACAGCGACAAGAACCAGATGGGCGAACTGGAGCTTAAGTGGATAAAAGATGCCTGCAACGGCGGTCTTGCTGCCGCTTATGAATCCTATGACGACACCTCCGGCCCTGACCGCAGGCTCGATTCTTGGACGCAGTACATCAATCCCAACCGCCTTTTCTTCGACGCGGACGGGGTTGACCCTCGTTTCTGGGACCTTTCCACTATCGGCCTGGTGCGCTACGGCACACGTGAGGAGATGTGCGCCCGCTTTGTAAAAGAGCCTTCCGACTATGATATACTTCAGCAGCTCTACCCGACGCAGTTTGCCGTTCAAAAAACGGAGCGCATGGGAGAGTTTACAGACAAGTTCGAGGACAGTAGCCTGGTGTTCATGGACCGGTCCGACCCTACGCGGTGTTACTTCTGCGAGGTCTGGACCAAAGAATCCAAGCCCCGCATCCGTCTGAACGACACCAACGCCGGCACGGAGGAAATCATAGACGCGGACGACTACGATTACCGCAAGCTCGTCAAGGCCGAAAACCTCCAGCGCCGCAAACTCGCCCAGGAAGCCGGATGGAGCGAGGAGGACGTGCCGTATATCATCGGTGACGGATTCGGCAAGGATGAAACCGAGCGCAGCGGATTCTTCATGGACACCTATTGGTACTGTCGTTTCCTTGCCCCTGACGGCTCTATCCTTTGGGAAGGCGAAAGCCCCTATGCGGACAGGCTGCATCCTATTACCCTTTTCATCTTCTCTTACATCGACGGCCGCATCATCGGTTACAACCACGATGCCATAGACCATCAGATTGCCATCAACCGCAAGTGGGTCATGGACGACTGGCTGCAACGTGCATCCGTGAAGGGACATATCGTCGTGCCGAAGTCTATCCTGCCGAGCAACGTCAGCGAGAAGGACTTTGCTGCGAGCCTCACGTCCATTGACGACGTGACCTTCGTGGAGCTGGACGAGAGGACCAAGGACCTGTGGCCGAAGATTCTGAACGGCCCTGCGCCCAACGGCGACACTTCCAGGGACATCGCCCTCATAAAAGACCTCATGGACAGCGGTTCGCCGGTCAACGGGGCCTTGCAGGGCAAAGACCCAGGACGCGCCACGTCAGGCACCCTGTATGCGCAGATGACCACAAACGCATCTACGCCTGTGGCCGCGTTCATGGAGCAGTACCGCAACTTCGTGCGTCAGGTACTCATCAAGAAGATGAAGAATATTGCCATGTTCTACGATGCCGAGCGCTGGCAGAAGATCGCAGGGCGCATAGAGAGCCTTACGGACTTCTCCACCGTGAACATGAACGAGGTGTCCGACATTGAATTCGACCTCCGTCTCATGGAGAGTGCGAACACGCTGGAGGCACGCGAGATGCAGGAGCAGGACCTTCTGAACCTTCTCCAGCTGGGCGTTGTCGCGCCGGACGAGTACACGCAGCTCAGCAAGAAGGGGTATATCCAGAAGCTGCGGCAGATGCGCGAAGCACGTCAGGCAGAGCTGGAAGACGCTCAACAGGCCGGATTACCCGTAGGGGCCGTGCCAGAAGCGACACCCCAGTCGGAGGTGCCGGCCTAAATGAGCCGTGCTTTTTGAAGGCGTTCCTTGATGAACGCCTTTTTTCTTACCTCTTTCTCGCGGCTAGTCATTCCGTTGGCTCCGTATCGGTCTGCGGTGTAGTAGTAGCAGCCGTTCCGCAGGGTGTTCATGGTAAGGAGCCTGGCCGCAACTCCGTAGACTTTCTTCTCTATCTTGAACTGTGTCTTGTTGTACGTGACGAGGTGGTCCGGACGGAAGGAGTTGGCTGCAAGGTACACGGTGTTGCCTTCCCTGCGGTGGCGTTCCTCCGCTGCCGACACGCCTTGGTTGTAGATGTGCTTGGCATACAGGGTTACGAAGATAATCGCAGGCTTGCGGAATAACTTTTTAATTGGATTCATGATGATTTGTTGTTATATGTGAGTGAGGCCGTAATGGTCTCCGCTGATTTGGTCTGTCTGTGTCGGCGCGTCGGCTTTTATCCATTCCGGCATATCCATCTCCTTGTAGCATATCCACAGGCCGATGGCACGGGACATCACCACATCGTCGTGCTTGCCGTGTTCCGCGTCGGTCTTGCCGTGATCCTCCATGTAGGAGGCCATTTCTGCGCAACAGAGGTCCGACGGCTCGTCCCATAGGTCGTCACGCAGGCACTCCTTCATGAAGTTGATAATCTTGGGCTTGGTGGCGCGATTCGTCTGGAAGCCCCACTTGAAGATAATCTTGCCGTCCGCATCTTCCTCCGGGGCGCTGCGCATGTAGATATTCTTGTAGTGGCTGGCCACTATGTCCATTATGTACTCGAAGGAATCTATGCCGTTGTTGCGCTCTGCGTTCATGGATTCCAGGGTGTTGGATTCCACCACCAGCAGGGCGTTGTTGTACCACTTTGCTAGGCGCATGGCGTCGTATGCCTGCAAGTCCGGGTCTGCCTTGTAGTTCATCTCCGCGACTACGCCTGGGCGTCCGTTCAGGCCGAAGTCGTGCATCATCAGCAGGCGGTCGAATACCGTGATACAGGCAGGGTCTGCACCTTCGCTCGCGCCCCTGCGAGGGTCGAGGACGACAAGGTAGCGGTCTTTGACAGGCGAATCGTCCGGCAGCTCCCAGATGCGCAGGTCTCCTGTAGAGTTGGGGATGAAGCGGATGTTGCGTATGGCTTCCTCGCCTTTCTCGCCCTCTGCAACGAGGTCTCCGACATACATGGGCGCACGGCATCTCTTTGCCTTCTCCTGCACCATGAACGGGTCGAATACATGGTTCCCAGCGGTGAAGAACGCCTGCTCAGGGGTTTCCGGCGCTTCATTGCACATCTTGGCGAAGGAAAGACGCAGACGGCGGTACCTGTACCAGTTGATATGCTCCAGGGTGGAGCCTATCGTCCACAGCCACCAGTAGTACTTGCCGCTGTCTTTCCACTTGCCGTTGGGCGTGTCCTCGTCCTTGTGTGCGACGAGCCAGTCTACGAACTCGCGGGGGTCGCTTATCTTCCTGGAATCGTAGCTGATGTCGCGTGAAGGGACGAATATCTGTACGTAGCCTCCTTTGCCATCGGCACAGGATCGCCACACGTCAGCAAAGAAATCGTCGGACTTCTTCGCTGTGGATTCCATTGCCCGGAAAGTGTCCTCGCCCTCGGTCATACCACCCTCAATGTCCGCGATTATGTCCTCAGACTGCTTGCCTGGGGTGTTGGGCCATAGGCCGACTTCGGAGTAGTGCGCTCCGTTGATGTCCTTAGAACGCAGAGTGTCCGGCTTCTCGGCCGTGCCTACGTAGATGTAACCCTCCAGCAGCTGTTTGCCCTCTTGGTCTTTGACGGCGAAGGCGTGACCGGTGCTGTCTGCTGGCGCGAGTCGCAGCTGCGTGCCGTCAGAAAGACCAAGGTCCCATGCAGGGTAGTCCTTGATCGTGCGTTTGAGCATGGTAAGGATGGTCTCGGATGCTGAGGACGTGTGTGCTGCAATGGCAAAGGAGTGGAACTCGTTCCACTTGAACTGTAACCAGCATTGGAAGAAGAAGCAGAATGTGGAGCCGCCCCATTGACGAGCCTTAAGGATGATGAGCGATATCGGCACGCCTTGTTCCCTCAGCCTCTCGCAGATGCCAAGGACAATGAGCTGCGGCAGGTTTAGCACAAAACGCACGCGTTTCTTGGCGGTCTTGTGCTTGATCCAGATGCAGAAGTATGCCCAATGCACGAAGTCGTACTTGTGGCGAAT